TTCTTTCTGAGCCAGAGAGACTAAGTCACGTCTGCTTTGACTCATTTCTTCTATGCTATATGCTAAAACAGACCAAGCGTCCCCCAAAACACCGCTCTCTTTCCACTCCGTTATTATTGGAGTTTGAGTGTTTAGAGCCTGAACGTACCTGTAACTCCAAGCAGTACCGTCTCTTCTATCTGGGGATATTAATGCCCCAAGAGAGCGTTGCAACTGGGTAATAACGTCATAGTCAGTACTTCCACGATTAATTTTCATCGGCAGAGTCGGTAATTTTAGAAACTGCACCTGACTCTTATACCAAGGAGATTCGCTTGAGTCATAGACCCATTTTTGAATTCGCTCTTCTTCTCCAGCACTCGAGTCAGAAATAACATAAGAGTCTAGATTTAAACCAACTAAATTCTTTTTTAGATTTGGAGCCATTTTTACTGAATCTAGGGATTTCCAAGGAAGTTTTGCATACACAGTTTTTTGCCAATCTTCTTTATAGAGAAGGTTTACGGCATCAAAAGCACTGTCCAGTAACTTTTTATCGGCCACCACGTTTGAGTACTCTTTGCGATAAGAAAAGAAAGATTTAGTTAGACTCTCTGGATTATTAATTACAGATTTTAGGCTAACTTCTATTTGACTTGGCGTTGGGGTGTCAACAAACAGAGTTAATTTATCTGACCCCCACATGGTCTGAATTACATTAAGTGCACCATACACTCTGTTAGCACCCATGCTAGTAATAGGAGACACTCCAACTACGACTGCATCAAACTCATTTAAAGTTTCTTCTGTCATGTAAACACTTGGGCTGGCCCAAACAACTTCGTGGCCAGCATCAGTAAGTGCCATATTAATTAAACCAGCAAAACTTAAGTTTTTTAAGTTAGCGGAAGAAGACGCTTGGGGGGCTGACATCCCTGTTAGAAAAATTCTTGACATTTATTACCTTAATAGAAAAAGGGGCACCGTCACTAATACTAGCAAACGATGCCCCTTTAATTTTATGTTCCGACCTAGAAAGGAGCGTCAGTTGGTGCTGAAGTAGCCACTGGAGCAGGTGGTACTGCCACTCCAGCAGTGCTTGGAGCAGGTGGAGCAGGTGGAGCAGGTGGAGCAGGTGGGGCCACTGGAGCCACTGGAGCAGAACTTGCTACCTGTGGTGCTACAGCAGAAGATGCATTAACGTGGTACTTCTTGATTTCGTTCTTTACATCGTTGTTCCATGTACGCTTTCCAATAGTTGCACGGAAAGTTTTGTCAAGGATTGTAGCCTCAACCTGTGCATTGCTCGGATTGTTGTTCATAAAGAACTCACGAGGAACACCAAGTGCTGCCATCTTTGAAAAGAAGATACCTAGGGCATTCTTGTTTTCAGGAGAAATTACTAGGTTGTCCCAGATGCGACGCTTTGCAAAAGGGCCACCCTGAACTTCAGTAGTAATTTTGAACATTGTCTTACCACTCTGAGATACTGTGGCCTTAGCCTCAATAACTTTGAGTTCGTATTCGCCGTCGGGCAACGGCTCGTAATTTCCGCCAGCAGATTCGCCAGCATCCTTTACTAAATCGCCCCAGTTAATGCTACTCATAGCACTCACCTATCCTTAATGTTGGGTTATTTTATCTACTTAGGATTCTAAGCAGACTTCTTTTTCTCGGCTTTTACACCGAAAATCATGTCGAGCATACGCTCTACGCCTAGGTTTTCTTGCTCCACAATGGCACCAAGACGACCTTGAACGCGTTCTCCAGCCTCAACTTCATCAGTACGTTCCACATACATACGGCGTGCCTTGTAAGGCAACTGAGTTGGGTCTGGGTTTGGAATGGTCTCGTTAGAAATATATCCGAGAACATCGTAGAAGTACGGAGCCTGAACTTTCAACTGACCCTGTAGATAAGGGTGCATACGATTGTCCTGACCACGGCTAGCCATAGCAGTCATAACTACAGCCTCAAGAGGCTGAGTAGGGTGCGAGGTTAGGTCACGAAGGTCACGAAGTAGGTGCCCCATGTGACGAAGTAGTTCGCCCCACTGTTGCATCTTCATCTGCTCGGTGCCAGCAATGTTATCCATACACTTCACTTGAAGTTCTGAAATAGAGTCAATGATAAGCGACTTAAATTGGTGCTTACCTGACTGTAGCCACTGGAACGCTTTTAGGACTACATCGTAGTCACGAACCTGTACAACTACTGTGTCCCAAGTGCCGTCAGCCACTGGTGGCTCTTCTCGCATTGGGTCCCAATACTTCACATTGATAGGTAGGAAACGGTGTCCACCTTCAACGTCTAGCATCAGGCGAGGGTATGGTGCTGTGACTGCAAAAGTTGATTTACCAACCTTTGATTCGCCATAGACCATCATGGTGAGGGAACGATGTACTTCTGACATTAGTTCTCACTGCCTTTCTTTTCTTCTGATTTGTAGTAACCATACGGGTCGGCGACCTCGTACATCTCACTAATTGCTGCCTCGGCGGCGGAACCGTCGTCGATAAGCGGACAAATAGTGTAGAACTGACACTTCCATTTACAATCCTTGCCAGGTGTCGGATACGCAAGGTAGTTGTGGTCTCCACCAGCGTCGAGACCCTTCTTGACATTCATTAAATCTGAAATGGTTCCGTGAATTCTTTGCCAAAAAGAACGCATTGTGTACTGATTGTGACGTACTTCAATCTGCTCGTAAAACGGTGGCTTTGCAGCAGCAGTACGCTTTACCTTTTTAAGCATGGTAAAGATTCCACCCTCAGAACGTTCTTCAGGATTCTTGTTTTGAGCAGACTCCAAAAGCATGTAGGTAAGAATCTGTTCGTTCATTTGTGCTTGATTAGCAAAGTCAGAGAATGACCCACCAACGGTCTTAAAGTCACGGAACATACGAACGCCATCGGAGCGACGACGAACACGCATATCCAACTTACCTTGAAGAACAACTTCTCCATCGAACAACGGCATCTGAATAATTTCTTCAGTTGAAATCATTTCAAGGTCTGCATCGATACCTTCGTCTTCCATCCACTGGAGGTAGCCCTCAAGCATGATGCGACCAAGTTCGGCCTCTGATTCTAGGTCGTGAGTGTCACGTGCATCAGCAACAAGTAGTTCCATGTCTTTTGCTACAAGTGCCTTGTGAGCCTCAAGCAAATCAACACCAGTTGAGTAGTGCTGGTCTAGTGCCTCGTGGATACGAGAACCTAAAGCAAGAGCACCAGTAAATTGCTTAGTGCGTGGCTGTAAGCGACGGTAGTAGGCTAGCCACCACTTACGGCGACAGTCTTTAAAAGTCTGTATCTCAGAGTTTGAAAGCGTGTATGGTGCTTTTATTTCTGTTGTAATTTCGTCATTCATAATTAGATAGTACCAGCCTTATCTTCTTTTAGCAACTCTAGTAGTTTGGCTCTATCTTTAACAATCTGGTCAAAGTTGTCGGCCTTAGTTTCAAGAACTTGAATTACTCGTTCTTCGATTGTTCCTTCAGTAACATAGTCCATGATTAGGACAGAGTCGTGAATTTCAGAACCAATTCTGTGAACACGGTCAAGTGCTTGCTTGTGGTCAACAAGAGACCACGGTCTTTGTAGCATAACCAAACGACGTGCTGCAGTCAAAGTAACACCTACACCACCAGCCTTGTCAGTGAACAGAATCCACTTGATTCGACCTGCTTGGAAATCGTCAATAGCCATCTGACGCTCGTCTTCGTTTTGAGCACCAGTAATCATTCCGTGAGCAATACCTTCTTTAGTTAGGTTTGCACTTAGCAACTCCAACAACTGACGAGATACAGCACACACAGCAACGCTGTCTTCGCCAAAATCGCCATTCTTGATATCGTCCATAAGAGCATCTACCTTACATGATGGCTCTGACAAACGAGTCTTTGGTTCACCAGTAATTTCGTCAATAACCATTTCGGCATATGAACTTGCAAACTGGTGGAGACGCAAAGTCTGAGTCAAAACGCTAGGTGCTACAACTGGACTGCTACCTTCAAGTTCAGCAATCATAGTGTCACGCATCTGCTCGTAAGCCTTCTTCTGCTTAGTAGACATTTCTACGTCACGACGCTCAAACATCATCTCTGGCAACCAAGGCAACACACGAGATTTCAACATACGACGCATACGAGGATTAATAGTTGCGTGGAACTCTTCTTCCATGTGTGGCTTTACGCCAAGAACCATCATTCCACCAAACGCATTGAGCATTGTGTTAATCATGCGGTCAATCCATCTAGTCTTGCTCGGGAACTCTTGCGGAGATAGCCAATGCAAGATAGCCCACATGTCAAGAACGTTGTTAGCAATTGGAGTACCAGTCAACGCAAAGCGAATGTCAGCATTGCCAGTTGCAGACCAAAGTGCACGAGTCTGTTTTGACTTAGGCTCTTTTGAACGGTGCATCTCGTCGGCTACGACAGCCTTAAAATCAATGCCGTTGAGTTCACGAGGGTGAACTTCACAACGGTTTAGAGTTACACGGTCATCGTGTCCACCACAGTCTGGGCACTTAGCAAGTGCCACTGAACCGTAAGGTGCTAGACGAGAGTGTGAACGTAGAGATTCCCAGTTGATAACGTAAACCTCTACGCCTTCTTCGTCAAATTGTTTACGACGCTGAGTAGCAGTTCCCTTGATAACTTGAACCTTTACTTCTGGCCACCACTTCTTAAACTCACGTTGCCAGTTCTTTTTCAAAGTGTTAGGGCAGACGATGAGGGCTGGAAATACTACTTCGCCCCCATCGTTAACTGCCTTAAGAGCACGAATCGCCTGAGCGGTCTTGCCCAATCCTGGCTCGTCGGCAAGCAAAGCCTGTCGAGCAGTAGCCAGAAATTTTACCCCAGCACGTTGGTGTGGGAATAAGTCTTCATTACCAGTTTCGCCTTCTTCAAGTGCCTCTAAGTCACGAAGAGCGTTAGCAGGGTCAATACGCTTTGAGCGTTCGCTTGTAGCCCAAGCCTTGATACGGTCACCTAAAACTAGGTCATCTCTAAATGTAGAGCGTAGGGCTAAGCAAGCAGACCAAGATACTGGTACTTTCCAATTTTGAGTCTTTGAGTCGTAAGTTGAGCCGGGAATACTTTTACATAGTTCCTTGAAACGCCAATCAGACACAATAACAATGTGCTTTTCAGCCTCATCGAGTTCTACATTTATCGCCACTTGGGAGATTCCTTTCGTCATTACATACATACTAGCACAGAATTTAAAAAGTTAAAAACTTTTCTTGCTAGTATCTCCAACTAATCTAGAAGTTTAGTTGGTATCCAGCCAATTTTTACTAAGCGTAGCACGGCGTGTCTAATTGCGTCAAGTGCGTGACCTTCGCCACTTTTGTGCCAGTAGCCTATTTTCTTTAACTTAGCGTTATCAAACATAGCCTTAGCGTCTGCTGGAGATTGGAATATTATATCTTCAGGATTCATGCCGTGGTCCATAAGAATTTGTTTTAATATACCAATTTGCTCTAAAGAGTACGGAGCCTGAGAGTTCCTAACAGTCTGAGCGTTGATAGTAAATCTTTCACAGACAATATCGATTGGCATACTAAACTCGATAGAAGAGCGTAGAGCAATTCTGATTGGCTCGGCATATTGATTTTGTTGGTACTCGCCAGACCAAAGAAGTCTAGGCTCATACCCTTTTTCGTATTCAAACAAACAAATACCGCTGGCTTTGCCGGGGTCTACGCTAAGAATAAGTTTTTTACTCATCGTACTTAGCACCCCAGTTTTCAAATGGACCATCGACTCCAGCAGTAAGTGGGACATCCCAACCCTCTGTTGTAGTCATACATTCACGGACAGTCTGCATAATTTCCTCAACGTTATCTTTAGGTACGTTTAAAACGATTTCATCATGTACTGGAACAATTAAGTACTCAGTCAAATCTGCTTGGTCTAGTTTCACTAAGTTTTGCTTAAAAATCTCTGCAGCACTTGCTTGAATCAGATAGTTAGTTAGTGAATAAACTCGGTCATCATCACAAGGCAATCTACGACCAGTTTTAGTTTTGACGTAGCCAACACCCTCAGAGCGTAGACGTTTCATACCAGCGTCTTCAATTGCCTGAGCCATGTAACGCACACCCGGATAGTTTTGGTCAAAAGCATCTACTACCGATTTCATTTGTGCATCGGACACCCCA